TTATTTAGCAATTGCCTTTTAGTTACAGGTGCATCCCAAATAAAGTTTGCAGTTGGTACCTGAATCTGCATTGCTCCGTATGCAGCGGCAGATGATGTTAGTTTAGGATTGTATCTCCAATCAAATGGACCATGATATCCTGTTTCTTCCCGTGCAACTCCCATTGCAATATGAAATGGAACATTATATTCATCTGAATATTTCTCTAGATAATAATAAAGAGCTAAACTTGGCGGTGACTTCTCATTGATTGTTCCGCTGCTTAGCTCTTTAGTTGGTTCAGTATTAAATAGTCTCCAAAGAAAACCAAATGCTAATATTCCAGCCAATACAATGAGAGTTTTAAATGAATTTACTCCCATAATTTTAATTTTAGTGGCCAGTAGCATTTACATATGCTTTTTGTGCATATATGTTAAAAATAACACGTCCGATTGAGTCTGAGTAAATTGTATAAACTCCAGTCTTTCTATCGATAATCAATAGCTCTTCCTTTTCATTTACTGCAATCGACGTACTTTTAAGAGATCTAGCTTCTCTCCAAGCTTCACCTTTAACTTTGTTTAAGGCTAATTCGTAATAATAACCAATACAAAATCCTGCGATTAGTGCACTGGCTAAAACTGCAACTGTTCCAATTCTTTTAAGAAGGGCTGTTGCTTTTTCTGTTAGGTGTTGGGCGAAGTTTTTTTGATTTTCCATTCTTTATTTGTTTAGGTGTATCTTTAGTCAATATACCTAGATTATAGTCAGTTTGGTCTTTGTACAATTCCCTAGCCTCAGCTAACAGAACTGGATATGACTGGTCAATTCCTGGAAAATCTCTATCTAAATCTTCAAGAATTTTACCTAAAAGTTGAAGCCTAACGATTGCATAATTTAAGTTATGCTTTAGACCCCATATATGTAAAACATTATTAAATTTCTGTTTAACTGTATCAAGAGGTTCGGTGTGAATCCAACCTTCCATTTCTGGATCTAGGTGGGTCACATTAATCTTTTTGCCAGGAATCCAGTCTGATTTAAGATAAGTTTCAATATTAATTCCTCGGGCTTCAGCTAAATTAGACAATAGGTATTGTTCTATAAAAATCTGATCGCCTGCTCCAATAATAGGTTTCCACTTATCGCTATTTTCAACGATCATTTCTGCATGATACATCCACTCATGGATAAATTCGCTAGCTCCATTACAATACAGCATTGCCGTGTTAACTGCTCTAGGCGACCATTTTTCAACTGGACTCTCTAACTCTGCAACTTTGTATAGGTCATCGCCATTTACATAACCAACTTCTGGATATTTGTCAGCATCGGTTATTTCACCATGGAAAGTTAATATTTGTGCATCAATATTAAAAAAATCTCTAGATTTAATATAGAGATCGGTATCGATCATGCAAAATTTATTAAAGTCTAGTGAAACGTGTTTTGCAATTAGCATTTTAGGATATGCCCAAAATCTATCATCACTTCGCATTAACACCTGTTCATGGTGGATAGTATCAACAAACGAATAGGCATTGTGCAGACCATAGTGAAATAGCTGAGCCTCTCGTTCGGGACTAATATAGAGACCAATTGGGCCAAAGTTTTTTCTCCAATACAGAGCTGACGTTAATTGACATAGTAAATTAACTGATTTAAATATTCCTTCATCTACATCTCCTGAGTAGAATGCATGTACTCCTAATATAGGTTCATTCATAATTTATTAAGCTAATAGCTCATTAATTTTTTCAATAATATCTGCTTGGGATTTTACGCCAACCGATTGGTGTACAGTTTCGCCTGCCTTTAAGTATACCAGGGCAGGAATTGATCTAATTCCATGTAGGGCTGCTGTATCTGGATCTTCATCCGCATTTACTTTAGTGATTTCAACTAAATCGTTTTCGTTAAACTGTTCAGCTACTTTTTCCATAACTGGACCAAATGTTCTACATGGTCCACACCATGGCGCTGAGAAATAAATTACATTAATCATCGTTTTCTTTATTTTATTTTACTCTTAAAACCTGTTTGGATTTTTCTTCTATCCATTCAAACTTTCTATATTTAAAATCCTTCCACTCTTCAAAATCATCTAGCATATCGATAACTTCGGTTGGAATCAGGACAAATCCGTCTGGCGTAGTGCCAGCAAATTTATAATAATTAGTGTCCTTTAATTTTTCTTTGACTAGTGGATTTTCAACCGGTTCATCATATAAACCAGCCTCTTGGTCTAATCGCATCATTTCAGCAAGGATTTTTCCTCGCTCTTCTTTAGTAAGCTCCTCTGACATTTAGTTGAGGTTATTTTTGGTACCGACGGCCGGAATCGAACCGGCACGGGCATTACTGCCCAAGAGATTTTAAGTCTCTCATGTCTACCTGTTTCATCACGTCGGCATAACTAAGTTATTATACTACGTTTGTTAACTGGGTTATCTTCCTTAGATAAATATTTATAGAAATAACTAATTATTAATGGGACAAAACATTAGAGACTTTAAGTCATGGCAAAGATTAAATGAAGACACTTCATTTTTAGGATGGATTGGCGATCTTGCAACATCGGCATTTACCGGAAAGGCAGTTGAGCCTGCACCAAGTTCAGTAACTTCAATTGCAGAACCTGGATCAACCGCAGCTGCAGTTATAGATAAGACTGCTTCTGCCCTAGGTATAAAGACTGATACTAAAGCTGATGATAAAGAAAAATCTAAATCAGATTCTGCTAAGTCGTCTACTAAATTTAAAAAGTTTGACAAGAAAATTCCAGCAGAAAACGTCTTAGCGCTTGAGGCTGCAATGGAAAGACATGGAATTACAAATGACTTTGCAAGAAAAGCAATTCTTGGTGTAATTTCAAAAGAAAGTTCAAACTTAACTCCAGAAGGGGACTATAGTAATACTTCAAATTCAAGAATCAGAGAAGTATATGGTGCAAGAGTAGCAGATCTTTCCGATAGTCAACTTACTGCACTAAAAGAAGAGCCTACTAAATTTTGGGATAGAGTATATGGAGTAGACGATCCAACTGGTCGTGGTGTAAAATACGGCAATACTCAACCTGGCGATGGGGCTAGATATAGAGGTCGTGGATTTAACCAAATAACATTTAAGGCTAACTATAAAAAACTGCAAGACCTATTTGATAAAATGGGTAAGCTTAAAGCTGGTACTGAAATTAATATTGTTGAGGAACCTGAATTACTAGAAGATCCAAATATTGCAGCTGAATTTGCAATGTTGTACTTTATTAATAGTTTTAAAGGAAAGGGTAAAGACCTAAACTCCTACAATAATTTAGAATCTGCTGTTACTGACTATGTTCAAGCCAATGCTGGATGGGGTACAGATATTCGTGCCGGCCATAGTGCAAGAGGTTATGCAAGAGCACTAGACTATGCATCAACTATTGCATAACTTATAATAAACTAGATAAACACAGAAAGCCGCTAATTGCGGCTTTTTCTTTTTAGTAGCGGGGGCCAGACTCGAACTGACGACCTTTGGGTTATGAGCCCAACGAGCTACCGGCTGCTCTACCCCGCGATATAATATTTTCAAGATGTGATTGTTGGAAAGTAAAAAAACGCTGAGATTATACGTTTTAACGTTAGATCTTTACATAGGATTATTGTTTCCCTACTTATCCAGAGACTTTTGATCTCTATTCTAACAGTGCCGGTTTTTTAGGTGTACCACTCCTTGAGCTGCGGGTTTGAACTACTCTCCTCATATTATATCTACCAGAATCTGCCGATCCCGTTAACCCTTGCGAGGCTATAGATTTTTCTGAGAACTCGTATTGGACTTGCGATCCTCTACGGCAACTGACAACCAGTTACTAGGTAGGCACCTTTCGTTCGCAGCTGACGAGCGCTTAAGCTTTGTTTTTTGGGTTGGATTAGTTATTCACCAATAGAACTTTATTCCAAAGTTTTTGACTCTGTGGATTATGAAAGTAGTGGCTCGTCATTAGGCCAACCCCGATTTTGTCAGGGTCGATACTTAACTACTCTCTGAGATATCCCTACCTCAATTTTTCCGGATTCCTCTTAACTGCAGCCTTGGTAGACTGATGATAAGGTTAGTAACAGCACCGTCTGTACACCAACTTGTCTTTCGACTTTAAGGTTCCCATTAAATTGGAGTTCGCAATCATGGAGTCGGATGAGTCCACTCCTTGCAAATATCCTACAGGTTAATCTTATTGAGGTTCCCCTCTCAACTAAACGACCCACATCGCCTAGTCAGCATTCCATTTCTCCTACAGTGTTACCCTCAGATACTCAGGACTTCTGATATCCTGCTTGCCTACTTGAGTTCCTTGCGAAACCGCAGAGCCGATAAGTCTTATAGCTCCACTTTATATCTGTTTCCAGATTTATTTAACGATCATAGGCGACCGTGTTGCAACCTAGCAAGCTAGGCTACATATATCAATAAAATTCAAAGAACTTATTTTGTGTTTACTTATTTATTATACCTACTTTATTCTATATCGGTTTAATAAAAGTAAAAAAAAAATTAAGGGTTTGAAAAGAGATCCGAAAAAATTTTCGCTGAAAGATTGTTGTGTTTTGACTTGCCCATTTTTGAATTACTTGAATCTTGAACTTTGAATTCAGTGTCTTCGTCTTAACATCGATTGGATAGCTAGTATGTAAGAAATAGCTTGTGGCCATTTGTTGCTACCGATCCCCCTTCACTCTTTTCTCTCCCCTATATTTTAAATTTTGGTTTTTGCATTGTGAGCTTCTAACTCCTCTTGCAACATCTCGATTTGAGACTCCAATTTTTCAATCCACTGGTCTTTCTCAACAATTGAGATTTGTGTAGTGTATTTTACTGGAGCATCCATTCGATATGATTGGTGCATTCCTTCTTTGCAATCCAAACTTTTCAATTTAGAAACCAAAGATTTTAGTTCAGCCAATTTAAAGATTTTATCATAAACCTTTGAGTTAGCTTTGTGAATAGCTGTTTTTAGGGCAACTAATTCATCAACCGACGCCATTGCTTTTTCCAACGCTTCTCTTGCATCATAAGGACGTGTAGTTCCTTCTTGAATCGAGTTGTACGCCGAAACATGCGAAATGTACTCATTAGTTTTTGAAACTAATTTGTTTTTCTGTTTAAGTGCTTTTGTGATATTCATGTTTTATTGTATTACTTAGTTAATAATAGTTTTTAATATACCTAAAAACTTTTTGAGCGAATAGACAGAATCGAACTGTCGTCTCCAACTTGGAAGGATGGAGTAATAACCACTATACGATATTCGCAGCTTTGGGCAGGATCAGAGGCCTTCTGCCTGCCGGGACCTCGTCGTTAACTTTCGTCAGAGCGTACCGAGACACTGTTGTAGTCAGGACAGGATTCGAACCTATTCCAGCTTTGCCATAAAGAGTCAGCCTAACTGTACTCAACCTTGGGGAGGTGCCTCCAACCAATGGACTCCTAACTAGTTGCGGTCCCACCGGGAATCGAACCCGGCATACCGCCGTGACAGGGCGGCGTTATAGCCGATTAACTACAGGACCAATTGTGTAGCCCCACCGGGAGTCGAACCCGACTTTCCAGGATGAAAACCTGGCGTCCTAACCGATAGACGATGGGGCCAAAAAACAAATCTTGCATGCTCACCATGCTTGTGGATTTGATTGAACATAGTTTACTGTTCACCTGGTGTAAGTGCACTACAGAGCAGGGTCCATCACATAATACCTTGGGTCATGTATACTTCATTGGGTAATTACTCCCACGAAGCCAAGGTCTCTTTCAACGGTGCTAACCCGTCTTATGTAAGATTTGTAGTGGAGGTGACAGGAATCGAACCTGCGACCCTCTGCGTGCAAGGCAGATGCTCTAGCCAACTGAGCTACACCCCCATCTCCGATCCTTATTTATAGTCTCGACCGGAGTAGACTTAGTTGAATTTTAAAAAATTCAATAGGTTAAGCGTTGTTCTTAGCCGAAACTTCAGCTCTAACATCTTGTGCTAGACTTTTGATAGTTTGCATGGCTTTACGAACTCTCGTTCCAGCTGATTTGTTTCCGCTTTCGAAAAACTTTACTGCATCTGCTTGAACCGCGTCAAGTGTTGCTTGGATTTGTGCTAATGTTTGCATAGGTATACTTTATTTAAATTATTAATTATAGTTATTATACTATAAACAGGTTAATAATTGTATTGAGCCTCCTGTCGGAATCGAACCAACGACCTACTGATTACAAATCAGTTGCTCTACCAGCTGAGCTAAGGAGGCAAATAGGTGAAGTGTGACGTCTACTTGATTTATAGTAACCATCTATAAACTAAGGGTTCTCTTCACCATTGTGGATATAAGCTACTTGCCTACTCTTGGACTTCCACAAGCCCCATGTTGTCCCGCAAGGATTCGAACCTCGATTATCTGGACCAAAACCAGATGTGCTGCCTTTACACCACAGGACAGTGTACTTTCCAATATGTCAAAGACCTTTTTGTGGGAGCAGGTGGACTCGAACCACCGAACTCGAATGAGGAGGGATTTACAGTCCCTGGCAATTGCCGCTATGCGATACTCCCAATTATTATTTTCTAGGCTTTTTTGTAATTACTTCATCAATAATTCCATATGCCTTGGCCTCTTCTGCATTTAACCAAAAGTCTCGAGTTGCATCCCGTTTTACCTGTTCTGGATCTTTATCACAATATCCACCTAGTAAAACAAACAACTCAGCATTTACCTTTTGCCACTCTTGCATATCGATTTCAGCATCTTGGATATTTCCGCTAAAACCGCCTGAAGACTGATGCAACATTGTAGTTGAGTGTTTTAGTGAGGAGCGCTTTCCTTTTGTTCCTGCTCCTAACAACACTGATCCCATTGATGCAGCCATTCCAGTATTAACTGTTTTGATATCGCAGTTAATATAGTCCATTACATCTACCATTGAAAGACCACTCTTAACGCTTCCGCCTGGACTATCAATATGCATTGTAATATCTAATCCATCAACTGAATCCAAAAACATTAGCTGAGCTTGAACAATAGTCGACATATGATCGTTGACTGGCCCGGCTACCCAAATTAATCTTTCCATCATTAATCTGGAAAAAATATCCATTTGAGTTGCACGTAATTCGCGCTCTTCTAAAATATAAGGAGTCATTGACGACTCAATCTGTTTTTGATGGTAGTGCATATTCAGTGAAGAAATGCCATGCTTACTCATCGCGTATTTTTCAAATTCGTTTCTCATACAGTTATTATACTAATTTAATTATACTATGTACTTTCTGTAGGATTCGAACCTACGACCCTCTCGGTGTAAACGAGATGCTCTAAACCAACTGAGCTAAGAAAGCATGCATGTAAGTAGAATTCGACCTCCTTTGCATAGGCGTAATTGGGAGGAATACTGAACTCGCCATTTCTATATTCTACTTACATTTGTGATCCCGGATGGACTCGAACCATCGACTCCCTCATTAAAAGTGAGGTGCTCTAGCCAACTGAGCTACGAGATCATTTTTGTTGCGGGACCCGGACTCGAACCGGGGACTTCAGCTTATGAGACTGACGAGATAACCATCTTCTACACATCCCGCAATATTGGCGTCCCGGGCAGGATTCGAACCTGCGACCACTCGATTAACAGTCGAGAGCTCTACCGCTGAGCTACCAAGACATTTTGCACACCTGAAAGGATTCGAACCTCTAACCGCGGTTTTGGAGACCGACATGATACCATTTCACCACAGGCATGTATGTTGAGTACAAGGTTGGAATCGAACCAACACCAATAGTTTTGCAGACTATCCGACCACCACGATCATCCTGTACCTATAGTAGTTCCTAAAGGACTCGAACCCTTATCTCTTGATCCGTAGTCAAGTGTTCTATCCATTGAACTAAGAAACTATAAGTCGAACTGGATGGACTCGAACCATCGACCACTCGCGTATCAGGCGAGTGCTCTAACCAACTGAGCTACAGTTCGATTGAATTAGAGCAAATATAAAACAAATATTTGACACTAAAAAATTTTTATTCACTTTTTTTCCAATCTTTTTCTTCTCCTAATCTGATAGGAACAAAGAGGGCAAATCCATTATCATCTTCGAAATGATTGCAAGTATCAATATAAGTGTTACCGAACTTATATCGCCAGTATTCAAACTCTTGCAGGTCTGCATTCCATTTTGCAGTAGTGGCATTACGTGTATCGCCAATATAAACTTGACCGTGGATCAGGTCGCGTTTTGGAATTGCACCTCTTTGTATAAGTTTAGGAATATAAAAGTTTTTATATTCTTCGGGCTCTGCTCTAGGAATAGTTGGAACTTCATGTGGCTCCTTAAATGGAGTAGTTTCAGTTTCCCAATATTCCCTAATCCTTTTGGCACGATCGATTCGATCATGCTCCAATTGTTTCTGTATTTTGAGTTTTAAAAACTCTTTGTCTATATTATCCATAATAAGTAATTTACAAATTTTTAACTACTGCTGGTAGGACTGGATTCGAACCAGTACAAAGGGATTAGGCTTTCGCTTTATTTCCGATCTTTAACCCCGAGACAGGAGGTCGTGTCTGCCAAATTTCACCACCTACCAGCAACAATTTTAAGCGGAAGCTGAAGGATTCGAACCTTCGGGACTTTGACATCCACAGCTTTAGCAAAGCTGCACAATAGACCACTCTGACAAACTTCCAATGGGGTGACTGATGGGAATCGAACCCACGACCTTCTGAACCACAATCAGACGCTCTAACCAACTGAGCTACAGCCAACGTGGACAGGGGCGGGGTCGAACCGCCGACACCAGGATTTTCAGTCCTGTGCTCTACCTACTGAGCTACCTGTCCAAATACTTTCCAACATGTCAAAGAACCTATTCTGTAAAAACAAAAAACCCGAACTTTTTGGGTTCGGGCTCAGTGTTTTCATAGTTACTAACTTTATAATACCTATCAACGCCTGAACCCTAAGTCACGGTCATTGCCTGTCCACTTAGCATATGCTACTTGGCTAAAGCAATTCTCGATAATATGGTTCATTTGTGTTTGCATCACGGTGTTATTTTGTATAGTTATTTATATTTGCTAATATACACAAAGTTTTTGACAATTTGCATATTATTTTTTACTTTTTTTGTTTTTTAGTATTGACTTAACTAGCTTCTTATCATTTTTTTCATGATAGTATACATGTTTAAATGCCATGTATACTATGACAGCACATATTGCGCATATCAATATTCCGGTAAGTATTCCCATAATTTAAAATATTTTTATACTGTGTGAGTAATAGTTACTCGTACACAAGTTTGGGCTTGAGCCTCATTCATAAAGAAGTTATTAATATAACCCATGATATTGGCACTGCCGATTGGATTAGCTGAGTGAGTATAGACTAGTGGAAATTGAAAAGGCTTACCTCGCTTTACGTCTCGTGATAAGTCACTCCACTTTGGATTCCTATCATAAAACTCGTTAACTAACCATTTAGCACAGTCATATCCAGTTTTCTCATTAATATGCGTGTAATCTAAAATATAATTAGGACTTACGTTATTAAAGTATTCACTCATAGCCGAATCACCTAGGTCGTGGTCAAGAGAAATTACTTCGATATTCTCTAACCCAGTTTCTTTAACTAAATGTACAAACTCTTCATAATTTCGGACTACTACCCATTCAGTTTCAACTGGAGTTCGTACATCATCTAAATAAATTCTAATCATAATTTCCTATCTTCTTTTAATTGATTACGTATCGCATCAATATCCTTTGTACTAAACCAATTACGGTTTTCCCAAATTTCAAGTAACAATTTACCTAATTCGGTTTCGGTATAAGTTGAACCCCTAAATACTTTATTGTAATCTATTGGTGCGTTTGCTTGAGCATTTTCAATGTCTGCTTCTGTGTAAAATTCTGGTGGCATTTTATTTTCTGTTTAAGATTTCAACTTTAAGTAGGTCATCGGAATCTTTGGAAACTTTAAATGTTACTTCCCTAGCGCCCTTTGCCCAAAATAGCAATTCTAACATTTCTGAAATTTCATCGGGATATTGATCACGAAGAATTTCGCCAGTTCTAAACGGATCATTTTCGATCTTGTCTTTAAACTCGTCCATTGTTTCTTTGAATAACTGTATGTTTAACTTTGCCATTTACGATTAATATACCCTTATTGGGGCCATTTTTGCTGAGGACATGCACTTGGCCCCTTTGGTGAGAAAATTTTCTTGTTAAGAGGACAGCCGCATGCACCGCAATAGTGAATATTTAATTGATTAACTTTTGATTCTGGACAGGCTTCACAAATAGCGAGTCGTTCGTCTGCTGTTGCCCTTTGTTCAGGAGTTGGGTTAAACGATCTAAACCAGGCAATAGATACTTCCTTTAAATCTATCATTACGATTGATTATTTTAGTTATTATACTATGAAAATTGGATTGGATTACTGGCGAATTCCAGTTCTAACTATATAAAAGTTAGTTGTTCCACCTGAAACTGGCCCATCTATTAGCAGCGATTGTTGTCCAGGTAAAGTAGATTTCATGTTAGCTGTTCCACTATTAATAGTAGACCATTGGGTTGCCGAGAATATTCTATAGTCTGGTGTTGAATTTGGCCAAGTTAAAATAGTAGAGTTAACTTTAGAATAAATTAAGAACACATCTGTAATTGATAATGAGTTATTATTATTTGCGTCAATTCTATAGTAATCCTTTGAGTTAAATGTTTGTGTTAAAATCTTATTGGTAAATGTTTGAGCATCAGTCGATGTTGGAATTGTAGTTGTAATAGATTCAATTGACACTCTAAAATCATATTTGTTTACACTTAGAGAAGTTGTGAATGAGTATACTCCGCTTGCATTAGTAGTAGACGAACTATTAAAAGAATAGGTTAGATCAGATTTAAGTTTAGAATATAGTTTAACTTCAACGTTTGGAAAAACGATTACCTCTGAATTGTAAACAGTTCCGGAATATGTAAATGGTGCAACTGTAATTATTCCTGCAGTTGAAAATGTAAATCCACATGTTCCATTTTGTAATTGAGCTCTATACAAAACACCATCGGTTTGATTTGAATATGAATTGGTCGTAGAGGTATTTGTAATATCTGTCCACGTTACTCCATCATTTGCCGAACGTTGCCATTTAACAATAGTTCCGGTATGTCCACTAAGCGTTAGCGTACCTGAATTGGTTGCGGTTGCATGAACTGCAGATGAAACTGATCCTCCGACTGGCGGAGTTCCCGATGTAACGGTAATGGTCTTAGCACTAGTATTAACTGCACTTCCACAGTTTGGTGTTTGCACCTGTGCTCTATAATAATAGGTACCTGCTGTATTAAGAGTTTGAGTTAAACTTGCAGTCGTATTTGTAATATCAGTCCAGTTAACATTATCAGTTGACCTTTGCCATTTATTAATATTACCCTGTTGACCAGATAAGGTTAGTTCAGCTTGACCGCCTGCACAAATTGAATTGTTTGCTGCGAATACCGAGCCAGCGGTTGTTGGCTTAACTGATAGAGCGCTACTCGATGTTGCTAAACCTGAACAAGTAGTTGGGCTAGTTGAATTTACAATTGCTCTATAATATGTAGTCTTAGTTAAGTTAGTAACTGTGATGCTAGCGGACGTACTTGAAATTGTAGTACCTGCAGTAAAGAAGTTATCAAAAGAAGATTCCCATCTTACAATACTTCCAGTATAACTATTAAGAGTTAGGGTTGTACTATTTGAACCTGAACAAACATTAATATCTCCACCTGAAATATAACCGCTCGATGCTCCGCTAATCTCAATACTTCGGGTTAATATTGTAGTACTTGATGTAATATCTCCAGGCATATCTCCATATTCACAAATATAACCAGGTAGAGTGCTATTGGCTAAGTCATTCCATTGGCCATTATTTGAAGAATAGAATTGACCAAAAGCTTCTGATGTACCATTAGGCTCGCCGCCTGCCCATTTATGATACATACCCGATACTAAGGTTGTGCTTGGGGTATTTCCGTTTGAAAAGTTTTGACCTTTTTCTGGACCTGTAACCCAGTGCCATTTACCTTCAGCTGCCGATTGACTAGCATAAACGGTTGAACCCTTTGCGGTATTAATATAGTTATAGTCATCAGACGCTCCCATCCAAGCATCATTTGCCATTAACTTCCAAACAAAATTATTTTCTGCTTCTGACATCATTGTTGCTAAATATCCAGCTCGGCCAAAATATGATTTAGCAGATGCCGCCGTATAGGAATTGGTCCAAGATGTAGTACCTGAAACATATTCATAGAAGTGTTCGGTTAATGGGTTATAAAATACTGTACCTGCTACAAAAGTAATTCTTCTTTGTAACGCATAGCAGGTTGAAGTAGTTGATCTAAACTCCACTCCACTTAATACAGTTTGCCAATTAGAGGCAGTGGTGGAACCGCTAAATGCTAAGACTCCCGTAGTTGTATTAAATGCAGCAACTGATATTCCCGATGGCAGAGTTGCGGTAGATCTTAATTGATCTCCGCTTGCACCACTTGTATAGGCTTGAGATATTTGAACCCTAAAACCAGTAATTGTACCATTTGCTGTTATTGATATGTTTGGATCAACTTTGGTCCATGTATTAAAGCTAACTGATACAACCCCACTACTACTTGTTCCAAGATTAACTGTTGTTGCTTGCGCAAAACCTAGTGCTGGAATTAAGAATAGGACAAGTCCTAATAATATGTAGAGTGGTTTTTTAAACATAATTACATTTTGCTAACTGCGTCTAATAAACTTTTCTTTACTGCACTAGCGAAAGTTGTTTTTTCAAATGGAAGATTCTCGTCTTTTAATTCAATTAAGGTAGATTTAACCGTGGTTTTAGCTGTGCCTTCTCCAATATATTCTTTACCATCTTTGGTAATTTTAACTTTAATAATAGTTTCTTTCTTAATTGCAGTAAAAGGTCCGATTGAAACGCCAGTAGTTGGAGCCTCTATTGAAAAAAGATCAACTGTAATTGGCGAACCGTCGCTGCAAATTGTATATTTTTCTGAAACAATTTCTTCTGCTAATTGTTTAATTCCAAAGATTACTCTTTCTTTTTTCATATCAGGAGCATCTGCACTTGCGATAACGCTTGTTACTTTATAACAAGGTTCAGTAAAAGAAAGTAGAGTAAGGGTTGATAAAACTAATAATAACTTTTTCATAGTATTTGATTTTTTAAAATTTATAGTTGGTTCCAATTAATAAGTTGTGCATTATGCCAAGCTTTGGATTTGTATTTATGTTTGCTCTCCAATCCACATTCATAATAAATGATTTTCCTATTAGCAAACCAATTGAGTTTCCAACGATTGCATTAACTGTTAAATCATTTGACCAAGCCATTGCATCTCTACTATAATAAGGATTGGCAAAGGTTGCAAATAATTCCGGTGTGTATTTAATTCTCTTTCCTATCTGCATTGGCTTATTAATTATAATAACAGCAGTTGGCGACATTATTCTATAGGTAGCTCCATCTATAAAGCTCCAACCTAAAGTTGAGCCATAGTTGAAAGCTTTTCTTTTAAACAATACAGTAAAAGCTGGACCATAACTGCAATCAAGTCCTATTTGCGCAAATGATGTTGATATAAATGCTGAATAGGTTTTTTTATTTCTTCCATAAAAAATATTAAAAGATCTTTGTGTTAAATCAAAGGTTGCAATTCCATTACCGCCAAATGTTTTTGATCCATTAGTCGAGGTTTTAGCATAACCTAATGAAAAGCCTGCTCTAAAACCTCCTTCAAATGTTGGATTTGATATAAAAGCCATATCAGCTCCTGCTAAAAATGGGCTAGGCTTAACCATAGACCCAGATGGAGCAAACGATTTAGATTGAACAAATCCAGTTGCATTTTGTACTTGACCAACATTTTCCATTGGAGCAGGCGGATTCGGTGGAGGCGGAGGAGGCACTGCCTGTGAAAATGCATTTACTGATATAAAAATCAACGTACTTATTAAAAATAAATTCTTCATAATTAGAGCATCACTTTACCACCAGTTAAGATCTGATAGTTAAGCATATTTTTATTCATTTCATAAGTTCCCGAGAAACTTATATTAAATTTAAATTTCTTTGTAATTGAATAATCCCATGAACTAAACGGAACTACCAATAGACCTGAACTCCACCAATTTCCTTCATAGAATTGTGTAAATGGAGAATAAACTCCAAGTACCAGGAGAGTTGCTGTTATTTTTTTACCTGCATTAAACATATAAAATCCACCACCGACTGCTGATAAGTTTTGAAACCCAGTTTCGCCAATTGCACCCGCTGTAAAGTTAAGACCGCCCATAAGTGAAAGTTTTGTAAATCTCTTTGACGCAAGTAGTGTTGTTGTATTAAAGAAATCTCTATCTGGATTTATCATTGATGAGTTTGCAACAATAACAGTTGTTTTACTTTTAGGTAGAGTCCATGCGCCATAGAACGTAACGTTTGAATTATTAATTTGAGTAGTAAAGTTTCCTAAGAATCCTCTAGCAAAGGTGTTTTTGGTATTAGACTTAGTCATACTCATTGTAAACTTAAATTGATCCTTTTCTCCCTCTTCTGCACTGCGCACAGCTACAATATCTCCAGTTCCAATAAGAGCACCAGTTCTTGCTCGGTTTTTATCTCCATTTTTTGAACTTCCTCCGCCGCTAGAACTACCGCCTCCGCTTGATGTTGATTCTGCTGCATTTGATACAGAGTTTGCAGTTCCACCGCTTCCACTACTTGAACTAGATTGAGTTGCTCCGCCTGTTTCTGTGGTGTTTCCTGTTCCGCCAGCTGATCCAGTTCCGCCTCCATTAGTGTTACCATTACCGCCAGTTCCAGTTGACCCAGTGGATCCCGTATTACCTACAGGCGGCTGAGACGATGAACCTCCTCCTTGAGTTGAACCACTTGAACCTGAACCGCTTCCTCCCGAGCCTGAAGCAGGGTTTCCACCTGCTTGACCAGAACCTGAAC